TCCAACTTTCTACAAGTGTTAGACCTTTTAAACTGTACTGATGCTCTAATGTAGCATTACCTTGATTACCTTCTTTTAGATACATTTGACTTGCTTTTTCTACAGTCTCTTTAGAAAAGTATATATAGTAATCTTCTTCTTTTCCATTTCTTAAAATAGGTTTATTAGGTATTAGTATAGGTCCAAGTAGTAATCTTTTCTCTTTAGATACCTCAGCTAACTTTATTTCTTGTTGATCTTTTAATGCTACAAAGTTGCTTTGTATTGCAGGATTCTCTACAATAGAAATTGCATCTATTCCATTAAACTCTTGATCCTCATCTAATATTAATTCTACAATCTTCATATTATTATAATTATTTACTTATTATTTTTTTTAAATTCCTGCTGTTGTTATTGTATTTCTATCTAACTCTTGTGCTGTTGTAACATCACCTGCTACTACAAATGCTTTAACAGGTCTATCTTGTCCTGCTGCTATAGCTTCTGTTAATTGATTTATAGGTGATGCACCTACAACATTAAATTGTGGTGGCTGTATTACTTGTGCAGGTGGTGTAGCTCCTGTTGCTCCAGTAACACCTCCTACACTCAATACTGGTATTTGTGTTTGTTTAATAGCTCTTACTTGTTGGAAACCTGTAGCTAATACTGCTGCAACACCTGCTATTTTACCAAACAATGTTTTTTCTGTTGCTAATACATCTGCTGCACCTACATAAGTAGATATAATAGCTTGTGCTATACCTAATGCCTTAGCTGCATTAGAACCTTCTGATGCTATACCTATACCTAATGCTGTAAATTTAAGTAGTGTGTCTACTTTAAACTTTTCACCTTGTTCTACTATTTCACCAGTATCTTCTTCACCTTGTGCTGTAATTTGTGCAATAGCTCTAGTTCTTGCATCTTCTAATGCTGCTGTATCTCTACCAAACTTCTTTGCTTGTTCTATAAGAGCATCATACCTTTCTTGTGTTTTAGTAACTTGTAATTCTTTTTTCTCATCTTCATTAATAGCTAGTGCCTCTCTTTCTGCTAATTGAAAATTTTGTAATGCTAGTTCTTGTGCTTTTATTTCAGCCTCTGCTGCTTTACTTGCAGCTTCATTTGCAGCTTTCTCCTCATTCTTTAATGCTATGATCTGACCTGTTACTTCTTTTTGTTTAGATAATCTTGTTGTTTCTAAAGTAATAAGGTCTGCTCTTAATTGTGCCTCCTCTTGCAAATCTTCTTTAGTAGATCCTGATAATTTGTTTTCTTCAACCTTAGCATTTAGTCTTATACCTGTTAATGCTATTTCTTTCTTTGTAATTTCTTCATCTAATGCACTAGCTTCTTGTAAAAACCCTATTCTTTCTTCTGTACTAAATCTTTCTCTATCAACTGCTTTTTCTAATAACTCTGCTCTCTTTCTATCTGCCTCAGCTCTATCTACAAGTAACTGTCTTTCTATTTTATCTGCTTTAGCTCTTGCATCTGCAAGTTGTCCTGCAATCTTTATTTCTTTTCTAGTCTCCTCACCAAAGTTTTTAACTCCATCTACTGCATCTCCTAAATTACCTTTTAAATCATTAAAGGCTTCTGATACTGCATCAAAATCCCTTCTAAAGAAATTGACAAGTATTTTACCTACATTCATAACTGCATTACCTAGATCTGACATAATATCTAGAACATTACCAGTTACAACTGCAATTTGGCTCATTATCCTAGCAAATTTATTTTGACCTTCTTCTGAATTTTGGAAAGCAGCAGTTACTGCACCTATTGCAAGTGCAAATGCACCAATACCTGTAGCAATCAATACACCTTTTAGAGTTCTTAAACTTCTAATTGCTGTTAGTATACCTTTTTGTACATTTTTAAAACTAGAAACTAGACCACCTGTTAAGGCATCACCTGTTTCAGATACATCATCCATGTTAGTCTCAACATTCTTTAACTCATCTGCTGTTTCTTGCAGCTCTTGATTAGCTTGTTGATTGTCTACTTCTATGTTTATTTTGTATTTACCTATTTTCATAAGTCTTGTTTGTCAAATTTTGCAATTTTTTTAGCTAGATTAAACCCCTTTTTCCAATTATTAGGTAAGAAATGACTGCCTTGTGCAAATCTAATCCTCTCTGTTTCACCATTTACTACCTGTAAAAGCTCTATAATGTTTTTTAGCATCCTATTTATATAATACTTAATTGTTGGTTTTTTAACTTTTGCTCATATTCTTTATAATCAGCACCTACTGTCCAAGTATTTTCTCTCCACCATGATGTAATTATGTACTTTGTGCCTTCTGTAACTTCTTCTCCACTATGTTGCATGTACTCATTAGGAACTCCATGTTGTAAATTATTCCAAACTACAGCTTTACATGCTAATGGTTTTATTTCTTTATTAAGATGTGGAAAGTTTGTAGTACCTCCACTAAAATCATCATTCAAATACAGCATAAATGTGTATGTTCTGTTACCACTTGACAAACAATTTTTATCATAACTATTGCCTTTAAAATAATCATTGTGTGATCTAAAGTATTGACCTTTGTTATACCTCTGTCCTTGTAATGATTCTCCTTTGTGTAATGGCTGACCTAAGTATTTAGCTATTCTTTTATGTAATGTTTCTACTGTTGGATCATTTGACCATAAATTAGATGTGTATGATGTTCTTGATTTATGATATTCATTTATAGTTTTACCTGATCCTACAACCATTGACTTATTTGCAAACTTATCTATCATATTCATAAGATACTTTGCTTCATTGTGTGTTATAAAGTTTTCTATTTCTTTCATTATGGACAATTTGTTGTAAATGGACCTGTTAATGTTTGTGCTGATGAGTTCCAATAGTAATAATTACCACCTTGATATTCTGCAAAATATCTATTTGAACCTAATAATGTGCTACATGTATTGTCTGTATATACTTGACTTGCAGCAGCTAATGTACTTGCATTTAAATATGCAGGTGCAGGTAACCCACTACATAAATCTATTACATATGAACCTTGATACAAGCTAACTGTATGACATGCTGTTGCAGGTGGTGGTCCAACTGGTGGAGGTGGTGTTGGAACTGTAGCTTGACAGTCTAAACAGTTTGCTCCTGCTGTACTTTCTTCTGTAAAAAAGTTAAAATTAGAGCTATTTAGCTCAGTTGGATTAACACCTTGTGTATTATCTAGCCATCTATAACATTCTGTACCATTAACTTCTTGTATTACCCAAAATGTACCTATTGCTATTGTGCTATATACAGCTATTATTGCACCTGTAGGATCATCACAAGTTACAAACCTTGCATAATATATTGTAGCAGCAGGTGGCTGAGGTGGTGTAACAGGTGTTAAACAATTATTACCTCCATCAGCACATGCAACACCTACTGTTGTACCACTAGATAGAGTTGCTGCACCAACAATTTGATACCTTGTACTTCCTACAGTAACTGTATCATTAACATTAAAAGTAACATCACTTGTAGTTTGTGAAGATAAGTAACCAGTTGTACCATCACTACACCTATCCATTGACCAATATTGTGTACTTCCTGTAACTGTTGGACATCCTGTTTGTCCTGTATCTGTAACATCTCCTACATTTGTAAATGATCCTCCTGATACTCCAACTGTAGTAACTGTATAAGGCATACCACATGGATCTTTAACTCTATCACCAACACTTAATGATATACTGCCTGTACCACTTGTACTTTGATTTGTTCTGTACCCTGTTTGATTTGTATAACATTGTGTTAATTCATAAAAAGTAGGACATGCTGAATCAGGTGTTAAGTAAACAGTACCAACTTGTATTCCACTACCTGTTGTACCTAGTACTTTGTATCTAGGTCCTGATAAACTACCTGTTGCAACAATATCATTTACAGATAGTGATATTTGTGTAGTATCTTGTGTTGATATATAACCTGTATTTCCTGTACTACATTGTTCTAATTGATAATATAAAACATTTGAACAAGGTGTAGCAGGACATCCTAAAACACTAAGATCTGTAATTTGACCTATAGGATTAGGATATAAAATTGTATTAGATGTTGTGCCTGTAACAGTATAACATTTTCCTGTACTAGCATCTTGCACTCTAGATGCACTAGAAACAGTACTACTTACTGTCAAACTAGGTATATCTGTAGTAGTTGTAGCTGTTCTTACAGTAGTAACAGTATCACAATCTCTTAATAAATAATAGTAAGTAATTGATGTACAGGAACATGCAGACAATGTGTCTAAGTCTATAGCTGCTACTTGATTTGTTGTGTTTTGTATAATATAACATGTACCATTATATTCTAATCTTGTATTGTTTCTTGTACTAGATGCACTATAACCATAGAAAGTAATAGCAGACTGACCACACTCTACCATAGCATAGTAATATGTAACACATGCAGATGTATTTAGACTGTCAATATCTATTGTTCCTGTATTACCACCTGATGGTCCTATAACATATGTTTGATTTTGATAACTAACAGTTCCTGTTTTTGAGCTATTACTACTAAAACCATATAATGTAGTTGCACTTCCAGTCAAACAAGCATTTAAAGAATAGTAATATGCTGTTGTATTACCTGAACAAGTAAGTTGTGCAGGACTAGGTGTTGATGTTATTGTAACACTTGGTACAGTATCTTCTGCTGTAGCATTTCTTACTACATATTTTACAGCATTATCAAACACTTGTTGTGTTATTGCATATGTAGGATTATCAACTTCTGTAGATGTTCTGTAATTTGTTGTGTTATCACTACATTTTGTAAGACTATAATATTGAGCAGCATCAGGTGTTTGGTTTGAAGGACAATCTGTTAAACCTGTAGCAGATATTGCTACTGATGTATGTGTGTTTGGTGGATTGTTACCTGTTACTTTATAGCTATTTCCTGATCCATCTTGTACTCTTGCATTGTTAGCTAAGTTTAAAACTGCAAGTGTTGATGCAGATTCAAATGTATTGTTAGGACTTGCACATTGATATAATGTTAGAACATTTGTTAGAGGTGCATTTAGTTGTCCTTGTCCTCCTCCTGTTTCTGTTTGTGTTGCTGTTGCATCATTAACTGTTTCATTAAGTAGTTCTAATTGACTTGCACCTGATAATAAATCAGTTGTAATGCTGTTAATTTTATATCTATCACTATTTATTACTAGAGTATCTGCTAATGTAAAGTTTATAACAAACCTTTTTGGCAATCTTGCTGTTATTTTAGTTAGTCTTTTAGCAGAGTTAAATATACCTGATATATAAAATCTGTAATACTTGTCAAATAATGTTTCTGTAAAAGCTGTAGTAGAGTTCCATTCTGACAATTCTAAATCAAAATGTAGACCTTCTTTGCTTATTGTGCTATCTCTACTTACAAAATTAGAAGGCATCCAGTAGTCTGATATATCTGATATACTACTTGTACCTGTTTTTCCATTTAAAAACCTAATAGGATTTGTTAAGTTTACAAACTCACCTATAAACAATACTGGTTTATCAAAATAAGGCTCATTCTTTTCATCTGCCATAAAACCCCATTGTATATCTGTAAGTATACCATTAATTCTTTCATACTTTAAATGTGCAAAAGGTGCAGTTACTTCAAACTTTTGATCATTAGAGTTTAAGTTACCTGTTTCTACATATTTAGCAGAACCCCATTCTACACCTTGTGATTCTTTATGTTGATTTGCTAATGTTGCACCTGTATCTTCATATCTAAATTCTATTTCTCTATATGGTAGTGCTTTATTTACTTGTATAGTTTGTGGATCTACAAACTCTGTTATATCTCTAACAGTTCCACCATTATAAAAACTTTCAAGTGTTTTAACATGTATAATACCATCTTGTTGAAATGCAGTAAGATTAAACATCTTAAATAGACCAGTTAAAAAGTCTATAACTTTCATAGGTGGTATATTGTCTGATACAATAAACTCTTTTTCAAGAGGTATTGATACAGCACTACTAATTTGTGATGTATATGAATTTCCACTAGGACTTATACCTACAAATGCACAACTATCTATTGTAAATGCAGTTTGTGATTCTATGTGTAAGGTGTACCCCTCTGTACTCCTGTCAAGTTGTTGTGATATGTTTGCTGTTGTGTTTGATGATGCAGTAAATGTTTTTCTAATTACTTCTGCTGATCCTTCTTTTATAATAGCAGTAAACTCAGGATAACCACCTGAGAATTGAAACTCATATCTACCTAAAACAGTTTGATTAGGATTCATTGTAAAAACTATCAATGCATCATTGTTCATCTGCATAGAGTTGTTTTGTGTAAGTAATGGAAAACCTTTTATCTGTTTTTCTGCTACTGTTAGATCATCATATATTCTACCTTCTTTTTTTTGTAACAACATGTACATATTCTTATATGCATCAGGACCATTTGTTAGACTAAAAAAGTCATCACTAAAACTGATCTCATCATATTGTTCTTCTATTGCTTTAACAATTAAGTGTGTTTTTATTGCATATGTTAAATCTTCAAAATATACACCATGTACATCATCTGCATTTTCTGTTACTGGAGGTCCAACATCAGATTGTGTAGGATAAAGGTTACCACCTAATGCAGTATTGTCTGTACCATCACTATTTGTATATGGAACTGCTATACTAGAATCATAATAAAGTCTTTGTGTGTTTGTTATTAAAGGTGCTATTAGTGCTGCTGTATATTGTACAGAATCAGCTGTTATTGTTTTACCATTAGAATTTATTAATGTATTTCTAATTTCTGCTGCACTATATGTAGTGTTAAAGTTGTTTAACCATGACAATCCTGATAATTCATCATCTCCTAATAAGTCTTTTAGGTTTACAGTATTACCAAAAAAAGTAACTCTATATGATTTAGGTTTTAAGTTATCTAGATCTACACCTTCTAATACTATCTTGCCTTCTCTATATGGTATTGTGTTTAGTTCTATTCTTGCAGATACTTTCTTTCTAGCATCAAAAGAATACCCATCTACTAAATTGAATCTATAGTAATGTTTGAATATTTTATTATTGACATCTGATGCTGGAAGATTAAATGGTTTTGTAAAGTCTGTAAAAACTTTAGATACATCTCTTATGTTTTGTATTGTTTCTGTTAAACTTACACTTTCATCAGAGAATAGATCTACTTTCTGATTGTCTATATACAGTTGGAATTTACTCATTATCTAACACTATTTACTACATCATATGCAAACTCTAATTCTAAAGAGTAGTTTACAAGTTTGTCATTTACTTTTGTTTTTTTAGTTAGTGAACTTGTTACCACATTTACAGGATATACAGTACTTTGTATTTTTGCCCATACTTGTTCTGATAACATTAGCTGTTTAATTGTTTCAAATTGACCTTGATCTATATATCCAGTATTTAACTGTAGTGTTTCATTACCTTGTTTATTGTATACATATTTTTGATGTTTAGTAACAGAATATGTGTTTGCCTCTATAAGCATAGATTCATAATTTTCTTGTGTAGAGTTAAAACCTATTGTGTGTTTTTTGTTGAAATGAAACTCTTGTAAAGCTCCAAACTTGTTCATAAATACAACTTTAACAATATCAAAAACAGGCTCACAGATTCTTTCTATAGTTATTGTAATACCCCCTACTGTAACACTTGTGTCAGATGCAGAGACTGTAGAATAAGTTACACCATTTGATGATTCTACTGGTATATATGCATCTCCAGTTTCAGGTAAATACATTGTAGTTGCAGATTGCAATAATTGTGAACTTGATAACTGATGATTAGCACCTTCTAAAAATTCTGAGTATGCATCAAATCCATAAAGTGTGTGATTTTGTGTTTCTGATCCTATAGGTGAATCAGGTGTACCTGCTGCACTATTAGTTGCTCTTGTTGCTTTGTTGTTTGTGTAAAACTCTACTTTTATTGTTGCTGTAACTGTAAGACTTGCTAGTGTTGTAGAAGAATATGGAAAAACACCATCCCATGTTGGCTCTAAGTAGTCTCTTATAAGTTCTGAAACTTCAAATGTTATTCTGTTACTTGTTGTATCTTTTGATATTACATATCTGTCTACACCACCTATTGTAATAGTAATATCTGCTGATGCAGCAGTAGTACTTGATGTGTGATCAATAAAAAATGGAGATCTAAGTCTTGCTAAATATGTTGCCATTATTCTGTTGTAAATTTTAAAAAGTTATCTATGTCTAATTCATATTTGTTTATAAATTCTTTTGGTAAATTTTTGTATGCTGCTTCAAAGGCATTTGTAAAAAAGTAAGTAGGCTCTAAACCTTTCATAAATATAGATCTAGCAATTAGATATGTTATAGACTGTTTAAATCCTACACTACTAATTGATCTACCTGCAAACCTGCCTTTATTTCTAGGTGCTAAACCTTTTTTTACAACCCACTTATCTAATGATTTAGGTGGTGGCATTCTAGTAGTATACTTATATGTAGGTAGATTTAGCTTTCTTTTTCCATGCTTTTTCTTCTTACCATCTACACCTGCATCTTGATAAGCACCATAACCTTCCATTTCAAAGTCTAACTCAAAAGAATTAGGATTTACTTTTACATCTGCTTTAATAGATCTAGCTAGTTTACCTGATGCTTTTTGTTTTTGTAAATTTGCTTTTGCACCTTTAACTACTTCTCTTGCAAAATCCTCTAACACTCTTTTAGTTTCATCAAATTTCATTAGCAATAGTTTAGATCATTAAATATTTCTACTGTAAATGTTGTTGCCCATCCTGCTAACACATTCTCAAATCTGTCAAAGAAAGGTTCACATGTTGCATCTCCTACAAGTTGGTAACCATCTTCATACATCTGTCCTTTTCTTAGTCTTGTTATAAGTCTGTTAGAGACTGATAGTTGTGTGTTTAGTATGTCATGTGTATTTGTGTTACCTAAAAATAAGTCATCAACAAAATCTTTATTACTGTCTACTTGCTCCATTGTAAGTATTGTAAAACTAAACTGCATAGTCTTTTCTGCATGTACTACATTGTCTATTATCATATGTGCAAGAGGAAACATTGTCTGTTTACCTAGATCAACATCTGTTATATTTCCAAATGTCATTGTTTTTATACTAGGATTGTTAAGTAATTCATCCTTTATTTCATTAACTACTAAATAAAATCCTCTTTGTGCTTTATCTGCCATGCTTTCTTTTTAATCTTTGATTCTCTAATGTTTGTTTTTCATTTACAAATTCTAAATACATTAAGATTTTGTGTAATCTTTGTTCTGAGATATGTTCAAATCTTGTAACATCTCCTTGAGCTGCTTGGTAAAATGATGTATACCAACCCCATTTTCTGCTAAACCCTGCTTCAGATGAGTGTCCTCCTTCAGTACCCCCTTCTGCAAATAGTCCATCATAACTACTGACAACTCTTTGCCTAAATTCATTAAAAAAAAAACAGCACCTAGTGCATATGCTAGTGGCATCTCTTTCATGGTATCATCAGTTATAGCAGTATATTCTTTTATGTTATATCTGCCTTTTACACTAATTTCAACTGGTCTATACAATACCTGCATAGCTTTATGCATTTCTTGCCAGTCTCCTAGATATGAATCAAGATCTACAAATTCACCAAAACTAATTTCATCTAAGTTTGGTATAAATCCATAGTTTACTCCTTTTAGGCTAAACTGTTTCTTTAACTT